GACGTGATCGTGTTGTATCAACCATAAGAAAGGATGGTCGTCCGGGTAGTGATCGTGGTAACAGCCGTCCGGGTCCGGGTAGTGATCGTGGTAACAGCCGTCCGGGTCCGGGTAGTGATCGTGGTACAAGTCGTAGCTATCGTGGTCGTGGTGGAAGAACTAGAACTAGAAAAAGAAAATATTAAATTAAAATTTGTACCATATCCAAATTTCATTCAATTTAATTCATTTAAAAATTGAATTGAACTCAACTGAACTGTAGTAATATATATTTTAAATTCAATAAAAAATATATATACAATAATTAATAACATGGAAATAAATGACAATGACAAATGCGATTATCCAGCATACCGAAGGTTGACTTTTATAGAAATGAATTCGTGTGATTTTTGTCAAAATGTGGATAACCCTGGACCATTTATGCATTATATCTCTTTTGAAACAAAAAATGGATGGGTATCTTGTTCAAATCAAAGATGCAAAAAAATGGGTGATGATGCAGTAAAAGAATACATGAGAACAAAAGCATATGGCAAAGTTAATTCACTAAAAAAATCGTTTATCAAAATAAAGAGAACATCGGGTTGCATTGAAAGTAATTGGAAACTATCGCCAGTTTATGTTGAACCAATAGTAGACCAATTCGGAGTAGAAAGAGTATGTGTTGTCAATGAGACCGAAGAAATTGAAAAATGGGTAAATGTTGAAAAAATACTTGAGTTGAATCAGGTTTCATAAATTAATATTTAAAATTATATATAACATCAAAAAATGAAACCTGAACCATGTCGCAAGAAACGATTTCCAAAAATTCTGAAACAATATTCTGATAGAAACAAGGCTCAAAAAAATGCATACAAATATTTAGGAAAAACGGCAAAACTGTGTCCTTCAAACAACCCAGTAAAAAAATACAGCATATACGATCCAACTAAAAATAAGTGGATCAACTTTGGACAAATTGGATATCAAGATTACACTCGTCATAATAATAAATCAAGAAGACGCAATTATTTGAATCGCACCGCAGGAATGATTGGGAATTGGAAAAGTAACAAATATTCAGCAAATAATTTGAGTCGAAACATATTGTGGTGACTGTTAAAAATGTAAATAAATCAGTCTATCAGGTTTATGTTTAAATATTCAAATATTCGTGTTTTTCACTTCAAATAAAAGATAAACACAACATATGTTGTCTTCTGGTAATATGGATCGAGAATCAAAAAAAAATGAATACATTGCAATAAACCGGTTGAAGATGAAAACAACCGAGTGTTTGTCGTTGCAAAATCAATATGAAATAACAAAAAAACAAATGGAATCAGAAATAAATCAATGCAAGGTCGTTATAGAAACCCTACAAATAAAAAACAAAGAAACATTAGAATTGTTGAATAAAAGCAATCAAGATAAAAATCATATAATTGAATTATTAAAAATAGAAAAATCAATAAACCATGATAATGAAATCATCATTTCAAAATTGAATTCAGAAAAAGAAAAAAATGATGTCATAATCACAGAATTAAATAACAAACTGCAACCCGTTATGATGAATAAAGAACGAATGGAAACGGAAATGGAAACTTATCGTTTGAAATGCATTCAAAAAATGGAAGAATTAAAGTTAGAAAAAGGGGAAAATGAACGTATTCTTGCAGAAACAAAGAATAAACTGCAAGAAGAAAAAAACCAAGCATTGAATGAAGAGATGAATCGGTTACGAACGGAAATGGAAACGTATCGTTTGAAATGCATTCAAAAGATGGAAGAATTAAAGTTAGAAAAAGAGGAAAATGAACGTATTATCGCAGAAACAAAGAATAAACTGCAAGAAGAAAAAAACCAAGCATTGAATGAAGAGATGAATCGGTTACGAACGGAAATGGAAACGTACCGTTTGAAATGCATTCAAAAGATGGAAGAATTAAAGTTAGAAAAAGAGGAAAATGAACGTATTATCGCAGAAACAAAGAATAAACTGCAAGAAGAAAAAAACCAAGCATTGCATGAAGAGATGAATCTGATGAATCTATTACGAACGGAAATGGAAACGGAAATGGAAACGTATCGTTTGAAATGCATTCAAAAAATGGAAGAATTGAAATTAGAAAAAGAGGAAAATGAACGTATTCTTGCAGAAACAAAGAATAAACTACAAGAAGAAAAAAACCATACAGTTAACCAGCTACAAATGGAAATGACCAATGTTAAAACAATCATATCAAAATGTATCAACAAAAACAATACAAAAATGGAATATTTTAAAAACATTGATTTGAAAAACAAAAAAGTGTTGATTTATTCTCATTTTTCACAAAAAGAAACAGTTGAAAATTATAATTATTTAACATTTGAATTATTGGATAAATGGTTTGATTATATCATAATTTTAACAAATACTGATGGTTTTGTATTTAAAAACAATAATAAGTATTACGTGTTCAATGATTATAATTTTAAAAGTGATTTTCGTAATTACTATATGTTTATTTGTCAAATGTCAGAACAATTGAAAACGTTGAAGCAATTGTGCATTGTGAATGATTCTTTTTTGATTGTGGACGTTGGTGTATTTGAAAATACACTTGAAAAATTGTTTATAGAGCAATGTGATTTTGCTGGGTTGACAAGTAGCATTGAAAACACGTATCATTTACAGTCATACTTCTTAAATTTTAATGAAAACGCGATTCATCATATTATTGAATTTTTCAAATCAAGTGGAATTCCAATGAATCATGATGAGTCAATATCATATTATGAACTGAAACTTACAATGCATATGTTGAAATCCGGATGCATTTGTTATTCGGTTGTTTCAAACAATGAAATTGCATTGAACACCACTTGTTACAAATGGAAACAAATATTGAAAAACATTGGAATAATAAAGAGACAACACATTTTGAAACAATATGGTAAACAAAGTATAAGTGATTACGACTTGGCATTCATTGCAAAAGTGTACGCTTCAACAAATTTGCAGTTTATTGAATATTTGGATAATCACAATATTAAATACTATTAAATACTGACTGTAGTATTATGATAAACAAATAATGTTATAATACTGTAAACCACACCAATGTATATCAATACAGTCATTATGGTTTGGATGCAAGAAACGGAGTGCGAGCTGGAGGACTTATTGCGAGGAACAGTGTATTTGTGTGAATTGTCGCATCACTTGAATTTTAGACTAATTATTGATATACAGTTACACCCCGTGTCAGACTTTTTAATATCAACTGAGCATGAATATTCGGAGTACGTGCGTAATAACAAGCATCGCGTTCTCAATTTTGTGAATGCCGATAAAAAAATCATTATTAAGTCAGTGATGGCCCAAACGGTTGACCCTATTTTATTGATTTCAAACATCGGAGATAATAATATGAACTTCAGCGAGTATGCTAAATCATTGATCCAAAAACTTCTGACTCCAACAGACGAATTTAGGGTGCAGTTCAATACCTTTTGCACCAAATACGAAATTGCATCACCTTATTCCATCCTGTATTTTCGGTTGGGGGATTCCGAGTTAGTGAAACAATCTAACGATGAGCTTCTGCTACTGGTTGACGCAACCGTTGTACATGATACCCGCATCATTTCGGATTCTCACGCATTCAATACGTATTTGAGCAAGGTTCGTCCGCACTTGGCGAATCGCATTCATTTGTTGCATTCCACCAAGAAGGATTGGTTGTGGATGTCCACCATGATAAAGGAGACACTGTTTGATTTCTTTTTTATCATGCATGCGCGCAGTGTAAAAACCTATTCAAATAATACCTGGGCGTGCACCTCAAACTGCCACTCGCCAACATGTAGCTGGTGCTCAGCGTTACCTCTTTTTTTTATTGAAAAAAATCATGTACCTCCTTCAAGTAATGTTACAGGGCAGCCCGTGCCAAATAGCTTGCGACACAATCCGGAGATAAATTTATCATTCACAAAAAACTATCATTCGTATCCAACGCTAGAAAAGCGGAACCGTCTCGTTGTGCGAGGCATTCCATCATTGAATCCCAAATGAAAACATTACAATAAATTCGCATGCGTTAAAATGAAATATAAAAAAAGAAAAAATAATATCAAAACACATTCATGAATCTTGAACTGACAAAATTTGACATGCGTTCTATTAGTTTTAAACCGGATGAAAATAAGGGACCGGTGATTGTTTTAATTGGACGACGTGACACGGGAAAAAGTTTTTTGGTGCAGGATCTTATGTATCATCACCAAGATATTCCAATTGGGACAGTAATATCAGGAACAGAAGCTGGAAATGGTTTTTTTGCAGCCCATGTTCCAAAATTGTTTATTCATGATTCTTACAACACAGCAATTATTGAAAATATTCTCAAACGCCAAAAAACAGTTCTCAAGCAAATGAAAAAAGAGATTGAATCATACAAACGATCTACAATTGATCCTCGCACATTTGTTGTTCTTGACGACTGTTTGTACGATAACAAATGGACAAAGGATGTCATGATGAGATTACTTTTCATGAACGGGCGTCATTGGAAAATTATGTTAGTGATTACCATGCAATACCCATTAGGAATTCCACCAAATTTACGAACAAACATTGATTATGTTTTCATATTACGTGAACCATACATTGCAAATCGTAAAAGAATTTATGAAAATTATGCAGGAATGTTTCCCACCTTTGAGAGTTTTTGTCAAGTCATGGATCAATGCACTGAGAATTTTGAATGTTTGGTTATAAATAATAATGCAAAATCAAACAAGTTACAAGAACAAATTTTTTGGTACAAAGCACAGTCACATGGCCCATTCAAGTTAGGGTCAAAAGAATTTTGGGAAATTTCCAAAGACATGAATTCAGATGATGAAGAACAACCGTCATATGATCCAAAAAATTCCGGAAAGAAAGGTCCAAAAATAAATGTGAAAAAAACCAAATGGTAAAATAGAGAGAAAATAATATTAAATGTTAAATGAATTAATATTAATTAAAGTTAATTTCAAGTTTAGGTGTAAACACACACAAGGTACAGATGAATACTAATGAGCTAGAACACTCAACAGTGAATGCGGAAATATGTAAAAAGTTAAATTTTTTTATTGAAAATAAAAAGATTCCAAACATAATATTTCACGGAGTATCTGGATGTGGAAAAAGCACAATTGCATGGAATTTTGTAAAGGCGATATATAATAATGATAAAATAATGAAAGATTATGTAATGCATGTGAATTGTGCTCATGGAAAAGGAATACGGTTTGTACGCGAAGAATTAAAATTTTTTGCAAAAACGAATGTGGATTTGAAAGATGGTGATATTTTTAAAAGCATAATATTACTGAATGCTGATAAGTTGACAACAGATGCTCAATCAGCCTTGAGACGGTGCATTGAATTATTCAGTCACACGACTCGGTTTTTCATAGTTGTGGAAGACAAATGTAAACTATTGCGTCCAATTTTATCGCGTTTTTGTGAAATTCATGTAGAAGAACCTATTATAAATGGATCCCAAATCAATTTACATAAATATTTTATTGAAAAAACATTTTCCGGACCATCTTTGGAAAAGTTAACCAAACAACGCAATGATTGGTTAGAAAAAACACTCTTGTTAAAACAATCATACACGGTGGATGATATTATAAACTTGTCAAATAAATTGTATGAAAAGGCGTACAACAGTATGGATTTATTGAAATGGTTAGAACAAAGAAGTGAATCTGAAATATCATCCGAACAAAAATATGAAAAATTAATTTCATTTGAAAAAATTAGGCATGAATTTAAGAATGAAAAATTAATAATGTTGTTTATGCTACATTTTATTTTACTTCGTTCCAATGATAATTTAGAAAATATTTCATTTATGTAAAACCCAATGGATGATTTCACTCTTGGAAATTTACAAGATTCACGCAATGAATGGTGTTGCAGATTAATCAACATTTTAGCCCCATTGATATTAGAAGGATTCGTCTCTATTTTCACTGAAGCATTCAAATTATGTGAAGACAACCAGGAAGTCGGCAAGTATTTGATGACATTTCAAAACATGCTTTCTCGTGTTCCGAAATGGAACACCTCAATCATTGAAAAAGAAGTCAATAGAATCATTGAAAAGAGTGGTTGCGGGTATTTAGCAGATTTGGTGACATGTGTTCATATTATACAATTGAAAAGTTTAACTTGCATGCGGGTTGGAAGCAAACAAAAAAAAGTGGACATTGATGTCCCCTCATTGAATGACTTCATTCACAAAAACTACATTAACTGCGCCCGAAAACTGTATTCAAACGTGTATTTGTTTGAACGCGGAATACCTCCACTGTCTGTTCAAAAAAATAATAGAGAATTGGATTTGATAATAAAAGAGTGCATTCTAGATAGTATTCGTGATAGCATTCCGATTGATCAAATATTGAAAACTTACATGGATGAAACTATTGAAGATCACACCGAAATAAACTACAAAGAAGAAATTGTTTCTCAAGAACCAGTAAACATACCGGATGATTCTTCAATCAGTACTACCAATGTAACCCAACCCCCAATACAAGAACAACAAACAAACCCAACAACAAAAAAAACAAATGATGCATTTCCAAAGATTCAATTGGCCGAGTCAATGCCCCCTTCTCTCACTCAAAAAACGAGCATTAAATTTGAAGATATGGATCATGCAATTGACAGCAATAACACTGAACATATCATTCATGCACCCAAAACAGACGAACGATTGGAACAAATTAGCAATGAGAGATATTTACAACGAAAAAAACAAGAAGAGAATGAAGAACTTGCAACCATACAAATTGGAGAAGAGGTTCAACTTGATGTGTTAGATGTACACTCACTTGATAATAACTCAATTAAAAATTTAAATAATGAACTACCTGATTTGGAAATAGAAGTTCTCTCTTGAATGTAGAAATATATTCTAATAATTATGTATAATATTATGGTTTTTAATAATAAAAAAGTTATTAGTTATTCATTATGGGGAAATAATCCAACTTATACTATTGGTGCAATTAAAAATGCAGAACAAGCTAAGAAAATTTATCCAGATTTTGAATGTTGGTTTTATATACATCAAAAAACTGTGCCACAAAAAATTATTGATGAATTACAAAAATTTGATAATGTTAAAATTATTTTGAAAAATGGAGATTTAAATACATGTAATCCAATGATGTGGAGATTTGAAGCAATTGATGACCCAGAAGTTGAAATTATGATGTCAAGAGATACTGATAGTCGTTTTTGGTTACGTGAAAAATTAGCTGTTCAGGAATGGTTAAATTCTGATAAATTATTTCATATAATGAGAGACCATCCTTTACATCAACCAAAAATTCTTGGTGGAATGTTTGGAACAAGAAAGATACCAGAAATAAAAAATTGGAAAACTTTAATAGATAATTATGATGTAAAAAAATCATATAATTTTGTACATAATAATGTATTAAATTATGGAAATGACCAATTGTTTTTAGAAGAATATATATATCCAAAAATAAAAGATAATTCAATAATACATGCTAGTTTTTTTAAATATGAAGAGCATGCAAAAGATTTTCCAATACCATTTGATGAAAAATATAATTTTGTTGGGGAATATGTATATGCTGATGAATCAAGAAATCAGCATAATATTAATCAATTAATAAAAGCCGCGGAGGCGAATCGCCTCGTCGGCATAGTCTGAGCAGCTCGGGAAGAACCGGCAGGGCGACGAGGCCCCCGCGCGCATAGATTTAGTTTATTTTTTACATAAAAAAATATTTTCTAATATAAATATAAATGTTGAACTTTTCATCATCTGAGTCTTCTCCGAAGCATCAAGTTGGAATCCAGAGACAAGGTCTCTGTGAAGGTCGTGATAAAAGAAATTGTGTCGTAGCCGACAAATGTGTCCGCAATGAAAATGGTGTCTGGTTTTGCCCGCCAAACAAAGGTCGTGGCGGTATTCGTCTTCCGTCCGGGTTCGAAGAAATGACCCATTCAAATTCCAAAAATCAAAAAAAATAAATTTCAGAAATTAAAAAATTTTTTTATAATTATAATATATAAACCCTTTGATGTCCCGTTCTACTCTCTCTTTTCGCCCCGTAACTACTCCAGTTCGCCCCGCTAATCCTCCAGGAGCTCTTGTCCCTGGTCAAAGACCAGATTTAGCTCTTAATAATGTTCAGTTTGCTGCTGCCCGAGCTGCAAGAGCAAACGGAATTGCACAAGGTATGACTGGTAGAGCTCTTGAAGTTTTTGTTGCTCAAGCAGCAATGAACGCTAAATAAAATAAAAATATTTATTATTATATCATTTAAGCCCAATCAAATGCATGGAATTGTGAATTCGTATAAACATGAAATGTTTTCATTTTATGTTTATATATACTATTTAGAAATGAATAATATATATTTTATTAGTGGTGTTATTTCATTAATTTATTTCATCATTAAAGTTATTGAATTGCGTTTCAACAATTCAAACACTGATGAATCAAAACCATTCAAACCAATTTTCAAAGAAACGGTGTTAGTATACACATCCTGTCTCGTTGGATTTTATCTTATTACTCAATTTGAAGAAAAAAATGAAAAATTGTTTTCAAAGGATGTTCCAGTTTTCACAAGCAATGCTGATTTTTAATATTATACCTATATATATATACGCTAACTATATGGAAAGAATTAAATCTTTTTTTAGAAGCTTTACTAGTAGTAAGCAACCAGTCAAACAATCCAAGTTTTATACACGCAAAAACAGGGGAATCACAAAAAGCGTAAAATATCCTGTATATAATCCTTCTGTAGTAGACAGGGGAACTGCTATTTCAAATTATGCGAAAGAGTACGAGAAGCATCCATACGGAATATGTAGCGAATGTTTTGAGAATGGTATTACTGATAACACCCATAGCGCAGTTGATCATTATGCACCCCTCCAGCGTGAAAGACGATATAAAAATAAACAACCTATCAGAATAAATACATATATATCACCGTTTATTTGTTTGGATGACCACATGAAAACGAAGTATCAATATGATGAATCCTTATATGAAACGGTTTGGACTAATCTTTCTTATTGTATTAACCAAGTGCTAGTTCGTTTTCCAACCCTGTATAATGTTTATTCCAAATATCCAAACGCGATTTATGATAGAGAAGGGCCACGAATTTATCGTGATGATTGGAGAAAATTCAATTATCCGCAGCTAAAAAAAATTGCACAAAAATTAGCAATGGAATTACTGTCAAATGGTATAATATTGAGATCAGTTATTACTCATGGAATGCAACATTATGCTGAAACAATATGTTATACAATAATAAGAATTTACTTAGATTTAACTGAATGGCAAAATATTTATAAAAACTATGCATTTGATGACATTTTGGATGAACAAGGCATATATAATTGTAAAGAAGCGGCTCAACATATTATAAATGCAATTCTATGTGGAACAACAATATGTAAAACTGTACGTATTGATAAGTATTTGAAAGATATATTGCAATTTGTTCGTACTCAAAAATAAACGTAGTAAATTCACAAATCAAAATATATTATCAAACTAAATGAATATTTTTAGAAACAAATACTTGAGTCTGTTTGACAATGTTGAAGTTGAATCTGATTTTATTGGGAAAAATCAATCAAACAATGAAACCAATTTTTGTGTCATTGTTGATTCCCGTAGTGATCCCATATTAATTCGTGTAATCAAAAACTTTTATTATATAATGAAAAAACACGGTTGGAAGTTTGTTGTGTGGCACGGATTAGAAAATGAAAACATGTTGAAAAGTGAATTGTCCAATTTTGACGTGCATTATATTTCTCTTATGTGTGACACCTTTACAATTCATGATTACAATAAACTGTTGTGTAGTGCATTCTTTTGGGAAAAAATGCAAATGTTAAATTGTGAATATGCACTCATATTCCAATCGGATGTCATTCTTTTGAAACCAATTGATGATGCTTTTTTTAAATATGACTATGTTGGTGCCCCATGGAAAGAACCTGTATTCATTACAATTAATAACAAATCAGTAATTATGTTAATTGGAAATGGGGGGTTATCTTTACGCCGAGTTTCCAAAATGTTGAATATTGTCAATACATATTCATGGAATGGTTCAATGCCAGAAGATGTTTATTTTTCATATTGGTTAAGGTTAACAAATTCCATTATTCCAAGTAAAGATGAAGCCGAACAATTTTGCATGGAAAGTATTTTTAACCCTTGTGCTTGTGGAATTCATGGCAAGCTAGATTGGACAACTGACGAATTCAATAAAATGATGGAAAAATATTGTAAATAAATAATATTAACGCAATTGAATTAATAAACCATGGATACATCGATTCTGCTGCCTGTTCTTTTTATCACATTGTTATGGGGGAACTATGCCTGTTCTACAGAAGAATTTACTTGATCATCATGGCAAGTACAATATTCTTTTTGTCACCAATATCTGTTATTCTATCGTTCTCATTCTTTACCCTCCGAGAGGTGAATAAATAC